CTTGCTCTCTTCTAAATTCAGAAGTGGGTGCATTACTCTGATTATTTCTCCCTGCTCCCATTAAGAGTGGTGCTAATGCTAGTAAAGGTAATGCCAAGAGACCTGCTTTACCTTTAGGAGCACCTGCCATACCCTGACCACCACCAATCAATCCCTTAGTAGCAAGACCTCCTACAACAATATTTGATGTAATACCTATAATCTCAGGTAAAAATGCAGCAATCGCCACACCTGTATCCTGTAGTCCTCCTCCAATATCACCTTCCTTGAATTTTGAAAATGCAGATATACCTGCTACTCCACCAATGATTTTTCTTATATTCATTGTTGCTGCTCTCAGACTTCCAAGAGACCTTTCTTCTTTTTTGAGTAATTTCGCTCGCTTTTCTTCAAATTTTTGTTTATCTATCCTATCTCTATTCAAATCTGCCCTAAGACCAACCAAATTTGTATTTACTTTCTCAAAATTCATCAATGATCTGGCACCACTCAACCTTGCAGTAGGTGAGTCCACCATACGTGTTCTAGATTCTATATTTCTAGAAGGAATTTGCATTCTTTGCTTGTTGTGCTTCTAAGTTTTTCTTCTCAATATAATTGGAGAGAAGAGTTATGTAGATTTCACGTTCAAAGGGAATCATGTCTTCTATGTCACTTAGATTCCAATCATGGTGCTGCATCAATGAAAAGTTTGACTCATAATAAGAGTCAAGACTCGTATGATATAGCATTATGCGAAAAAATTTGATAAACCCTCAATTAGAACTTCAGACTCTACATCTGTCTTTGGGTTTTTGACTGTAGACTTATACTGCAGTCTTGGCATGGTAGTAAAGAAGTCCTCAATCTTACCAAACTGTTGTGAATTGAGTGATTCTATGAAACTAATCAATTCTTTCTTAGTACAATCACTCGCTGACCATGCCTCTTCTTCTGTAAATACCTGATCAATGCAACCTGCAACAGATTCAAACGCTTTGTCAATTCTGTCTTGATTCGTCTCATTTGGAGGAGCGATGAAGTTATTCTCTAGGAATTGCTGCATGGATGGATATTTCATCTTTATTGAAATACCACCTCCAATGTCTATAGTATCATCATGTCCATCAGGTATGTGTAACTTGATGTCAGATAAACCTATAGTGATTGGCACTGTTGTTTCTCCGTCATCCTGACAAGTCACAATCAAATCAACAGTCTCACCGACTGATTTACCTCTTACATTTAGAAAAAGATATTCAAGATCGAATGAAGGTAGATCATCTATCTTCACTCTAGACATCATACAACCCTTCAATACATTCTTGATAGTTGCAGTGATATCCTTCTCACTTCCATTCTCCATGGCAATAAGCAATGCCTTCTCTTCTTTTACAAGAAATGGGCGATACTTTACTGCTTTTTGAGATGATATGAGATTCAGTTCAAATGTAGGTGCTACGACCTTTGGTAAAGGCATAATAATTACTTCAGTGATTTATTTAGTGAGGTTATAATATCCCCCATAGATTATACCAACCCAACCCTGCATCATTCATTTTCTTCTGTTCCTTTTTACCCGTATCACCATAAGGTCCGAGATAGAAAGTATCAGATACATCATTTGTGGTGATTGATGCCTCTGCTGGTGGTCTGTCATATGGTTTGAGTGTATTACTCAATAAGAAAGGTGTATTTCTGATACCAGGATCTCGTAAGTTTTTGGGTGGGTTGTCTGACATAGCAAGGGCACCGCCTGATCTAGATGTTCTATCAATAAAGAAATTATCAAATTTGAACACTACGGAAGTTTTGATAAGTTGTGCATTACCATACGCCAGAGGTGCTGCAACTATGTTGACTGGAAAAGCATTTTGAATGTAATATGTAATACTATTTGGAATTTGAGTTTCTGGATTATCTATGGATGGATCATCTAACCTTTTATCTTTTGTGAATACATCATTACTAAATGCTGTGATCTCAATCTCACATTTATACATATCAGGGTATTTTAGTCTTCTGAATGTATTTTTATCATTTCTACGTTGTCTTGTACTCGAACCAAAGGAACCATCACTTATTCTTGTTGGACTGATATACTCTAACCATGCATTGAACACATCATTCGTATAGTAATCTTTTTGGGAAAAGAATGTCAATGTAAGATCTGTCATTCTCCTCATGGTAGCAACCTGAGTCATAATACCTTGTCTTATGCCAGGTATTTCCTTATTATTGAGTGATGAACCAGGCAATACTGCTTCTGAGCAAAAAAGTCTAAGGTAATCTCCTACATCCTCATCTGAGTTGAGATCGTAAAATCCATGCTGATTGATAAATTTCAGTAAACCTAATGCACTTCTGAAATTTATATAAACGTCATATGAATTATTATATGCAGGTACAATATTCCCAAATCTAGAGTCAGTCTTATGCAACATCTCCGTTGGGAGATGATGCTTATTCCTCATCAGTACATCTGCTAATTTTGCCATCTAAATAATTGTGTGATATATTGAGAAAATGTCTTATAAAGGCAAATTCAGACCATCAAAACCTAAAAAATATAAAGGTGATCCCACTAATATAGTATATAGGTCACTTTGGGAACTAAAATTCATGAGGTATTGTGACAGTAATAACAATATTGTCAAATGGTCTAGTGAAGAAATCGTCATTCCTTATAGATCACCCATCGACAATCGTTTTCATAGGTATTTTCCTGATTTCTATTTGAAATACAAAGATAATACTGGGAAGATGATAGAGAAGGTAGTTGAAATCAAACCTGCCAAGCAAGTGCAAGAACCAAAGGTGCAAAAAAGAAAAACTAAAAAGTATGTGACCGAGGTGGTGACATATGCCAAGAATCAAGCAAAATGGTTGGCAGCAGAAGAGTTTTGCAAAGATAGAAAGTGGAAATTTCAAATACTAACGGAGAAAGAACTTGGAGTTTAGTAATGTATTTCCAACATCACAATCAGTAGGAAGTCCACAACCAGGTAGACTTATGCTGTTCCAATATAGTGCAAAGTATGCCACATCACTCCCTTTCTACGATAGAAATCCGTTATCTTATATTGTCGGGGTAGAAAGCAAAGCATTTTATGGTGTCAACCTACATTACACACAACCTCAGAATAGAGCAGCAGTCTTGAGATTCATAGATGGAGGTAACGACTTTACAAAGTTATCTGGATATAATAAATACCTCAGATCATACGTGAGAGGAACATTTCTTGCTCTTAGTCTTACTGACATGGAAAAAGCAGTAGAAATGGGACTAGAAGACTTTGTACGTAATTTGGGAGGTGTCAATATAAGTATTGACCCTAATCTCACTAATTTTTACAGAAGATAATGTCTGGACAAATAAAAGTCTCTGCTTATGGTGGCAACGGTCCTATGACCGAAACGTTTCACTATAAGATAAATGGAAAGAAAATACATGAAACTGTAAGTATTGACCTAAACAGTCCTAATTACGGTACAACTATTAGTGTAAAGTCGAAGGAAGGTGGGAAATTAACACAAGTAAGTCCAAATAGTGAATTGGGTCTAGCAATCAATGCAGATCAAGATAGCAAAAGGCAGACATCATTTTTGAATGAGATGCAATATATTGGTGGTAAAGCAGAAAAAGCAGGTTTTGGAAATGTTCACAATGAAGCATTGAAAAATTCTGGTATCTATGACATGGCAACTGGTGATAAACCATTTGAAACCGAGTTACCTGCTGTTGAATATGTAATTGAACCAAGCGAAGTTGAAGACGGTCAGAAAGATGATGAGGTCAAAGAAGAAGCAAAACCTAAAAAATCTGCTAGAAGAAGTGAGAGTAAGAAATATGTTGGGGTATTTCAGTATCCAGCAAATGCACACTATATCTCAAGAGGTAGACCAGCACAGGATCATATGAAAATTGATATGTTCCAGTATGAACCACCTCAATCTAATTACCTTGGTGATGCTTTTAATAAACCAGGTGCTAATGCAGATGCCACTACAGAAACAGATGCTGATGAATCAAGACAAGTGGAATCAGAAAGTTTGTTTACGTCAACAATTACAAAAGGATTGCAAAGAAATACTAATATCAAAAAATATTTGGGGACTGTCAAAATGCCGATTCCCAATCAACTTACAACTGCAAATGGTGTAACTTGGGGTGAGGGTAGAGCAAATGCATTTGAAGCAGCGTCATTTCTCGGTGCTTTTGGCACAATTAGAGGTATGATGAGTGGACAAAAAACACTCGGAGATGCAATTGCAGGTGGTACATCTGAGATGAAAAAACTATTAAAAGCATTTTCATCTGGTGAGGGATCTGATGCAAACACATTATTAGCAAGTGCAGCGTCAAGAGCAGCATTATCAGCGATCAATATACAAACCGACCCTAATCAGTTTATAACTAGATCACAAGGAAAGGCAATAAACCCAAATTTAGAATTATTATTTGCAGGTCCTCAACTAAGATCTTTTCAATTTTCATTCCAATTTGCTCCACAGAATATAGAAGATGCTGCTGTGACAAGAAGAATTATGAGATTCTTCAAACAAGGAATGTTGCCCAGTAGAGCAACAAGTAGTGATTTGTTCCTGATGTCACCTAATGTATTTCGATTAGCATTTATGAATGGTGAGAAAAAAATTAGATCACTAAACTCATTCAAATTATGTGCTTTGACAACTTGTGAGATAAACTTTGCTCCTGATGGTTTTTATCAAGCATATGATGATCCATCAGTCATTTCACAACCAGTAAGATCACAAATGACTCTTGGTTTTACTGAATTGACACCAATATTCCATGATGATTATGACTTCACAGAAGGTGCAAGAGCATCTGTTGTTGACTTACAAAGAATGGTTGCAGAAGACGGAACTCAATCACTCCATGATACAGACACATCCGTACAATCACCTGATGACATAGGGTACTAATGGCATACTTCGATCAATTTCCAAATATTTTAGTTCCTTCATATCATAATGATAGAACTTCCAGCAATGATTTTGTCACTGCTAAAAACATTTTCAAAAGAGGTAAGATAAGAGACGACTTCTTTGAAAATGCAACTGCTTTCTCAAAATTTAGTATTCAGGGTGATGATAGACCTGATAATGTAGCAAAAGAATTGTATGATGATTCAGAGTTGGATTGGGTGGTTCTTCTATCAAATAATATCATAAGTGTTAGAGATGAGTGGCCAATGAATGGAAATGATTTCAATGTATATCTCAATCAAAAATATACTCCAGAAAGATTAGCATCTATCAAACATTATGAAACTAAGGAGATAAGAGATAGTGATAATAAGATAATTCTTGAAGCAGGTCAAATAGTTGATTCTAATTTTGTTTTCAATTACTCTGAGTTTGGTCTAAATGAAAGCAAATCAGGTTCACTTGTATTGGACTCTGTATCTCATTATGACTTTGAAGTCAAGAAAAATGATGCAAAACGGAATATATTTACCTTGAGGAGAGAATACTTGCAAACAATTATGGATGATATGGAAGAAATTATGACATATACAGATTCATCTCAATTTATCAATAAGAGACTCAAGAAAGGAGATAATCTAAGAATATTGTCACCCAGATAAGTGATGTGGATTCCTCTCGTTATGGGGAACATCAAAAACCAAAGAAACTCTATCTACCTCACCCACGTTTATCGCTGAGTGAGGTATCTTATTATAGAACCAGAAAAATGTACCAGGTTCTACTATCATTTTTTCTTCACCCACTGTGTACTCATATGTCCCCGCTAGAGATAAATGATATCTGTCCTTGTCTTGGTAATATAACCCTCTGTCAATATGAGAGTGAACTCGATTGCCAGGTTTGAGTCTGAAGAATGCTGCTCTACCTGTTTCTGCTATATTCCACTCCTTCCAGAATTTTTGCACAGATGTGTAATTTTGATATAATGCTGTTCTACCCTGTCTGTCCACATCATGTGGATCTTCGCCTCTTCTGACTTTTGCCATAACAAGTGGTAAAAACCCATATGGGTTAGTATCGCCACCTAGACCCTTTTGCCTAGAAACCCAATTCCAGTCATTTTCGGTAATTTGGTCTAAAAAGGGTTTTGGGTCTATACCTGTTTTTATTATTTTGATGTTCATAAAAAACTTAAGGGGCAAAAAAATGGCGGAGTTTTTTTCCGCCATTTCTGTAATTCAAAGGTCGATTTTCGTACAGGATTACTCCTCTGCTAACTTTTGAAAGTATGATAGTGCATCATCATCACCTGCACCTGCACCTGCACCGACTGGGGCAGTGACTGTCTCAAGTGATACTGGTTCAACAGTTTCTTCTTCCTGTCTTACCTCTGGTGCAACACGGGTTTGCTTGTTGTTCAATACAGAATCTAAACGTGTTTGTAGATCTGTGTATGATTTGAACTGATCAGCGTTGGTGAACTCAGTAAGTGCATACTGCTTCTTCCATACTGCTTCAAGTGCATCGTCATCATCTAGTAATGCTGATGTTGCAGCAAACTCAGAACTGTCATAGTTTCTGTAACCTGCTACGTTCTTTGCTTTCAACTTGAAGTTAGCACCTTTCCAGAAATCGAATGGATCGATTGCTTCCTCGTCCTCAAACTCAGGTTGCATT